TTAAAATGCAAGCATCGATCATCGTCAGTTAACTCGTATATTTTGCCGTTACGCTCTGCTAAGTCGAAGAAAAACTCATGCGTGTGTGCAATTGTTTTTGGTGTTTCTTCAGTTCCGGAACTAGTTGAGTAAATTAATATAGAATCCTCGCTTGCCCAAATAGGAGTATCTTCTACAGTTACAGTAATATACGAATCCTTGTCAATTAAAGCATCAGCATATTGTGATAGTCCGTAATACAATTCCTCGTTTGATGTATCTAATATAATATGATCAACCTTATCAAAAAGTCCTAATCTAGTTATCGCTGTTCTAGAATGCTTCAATGAGGTATAATCAAATGTAATAAAAGACATACCTAATTCAGCACAAGCAAAAAACCAGACTATATATTCAGGCCATTTTTCTACACAAAGTAATACGGTTTGTCCCTTTTGTGCTGAAAAATTCTTAATTAATACTAGTTTTGCTTTATCGATACTATCAACAATCTTGTCATATCTTATCTCATAGGTATCATAACTTCCATCAACCCGATTATGCGTGACTAAATTCTTGTTAATAATATCTCTAGTGATTAATTTCATATAAAATAAAACTCGTTGTTAACAATTTTAAAATAATCCGGTGTTATAACAGTCTTACCAAAGGTCTTAATTGTTAATCGGCCTTCAGTTAAGCATAGTTGATAGTACTCGTCGAGTGGTTTACCGAAATTACCTTTATCGTATGTATCACAATTGCTTAGATTAACTTCTTGTAAAAAGACCGGTCCTGAAGTAATAGTAGTTCCGAACATTGATGTGATTGTTGCATTACATTTTTTAACAAGGTAATCAACATCTTTTGGACTAGGAGACCTTAGCGTATATATGGTTAAATTTGATAAGTCTGTAACTCGTTTGGCTAGTTTAGCAGGAAACGTTATAATGTCATAATACATGAACAAGCATCTATTAATCTGCTCGTTCACAATAAGATTATGCCAGTCAGAATGTTCCAATGCCCAATAATGAATACTGCAATGCTTAATTGTTGGAAGAAAGAAAATACCTAAACTAGATCCGTGATGCAGAATCTTACTGTGCATACACTTATCGCTAGAAGTTAGTTTTAAAACTCGTATATTTCGTTCTAATAACTGATAATAAAACCAATGCGGATGACTATGTTGTGCAGGGTTGTATGAGTTAACGTTTGTTTCACTTATTGATAGTGTTAGGATCGAATCTTTAGTTGACCAAAAATCTTCTTTGCAACTAGTATCGGAATAAATTTTTAATACATCTGCATCAAATTCTACATTAGCATACTGCTCGGCAATATTGCTAAAATATTCAATATGCGGTACAATAACATGATCAATATGTCCGTATTGATCATTAACTTGTTTATAATCTTTTGGGTTATGTGATAAAGAAACTAAAAAAGTTAGTCCTAGTTCTGCACATGCAAAGAACCAAGGAATATAAAAATCACAAGGACATATTAAAACTTTGTCATTAGTTTTAGCATTTCGTTCGTTTACTAAAAATGTTTTTGCACAGTCTATTAAGTTAATTACTTCGTCGTAATTAAATTTTTTGATGTTTTTTGAATCTTTAAAAATTGTAAGACTAAGATCTTTATTAATGATTTCACGACTGATTACGGTCATTCTCTTCTTTTATCCAAGTTTGATATACAGTATTAGGGTGGTTCAGTAGACGTTGTGTGTATAATTTAATTACCACGAGTGCTGCTGATCCCTTAAACAAACTGGGAATAAAGGCATGAACTAACGATGCAAAAGATGCATATAACAATTGCAAACTTGCGTAAATTGCAAATTTAAAATGTTCGAAGTAGGTTGTCTTGCTTTCAGTTAAATGTTGTCTGCTCGATTTTAGCATATTATCCTATAATGAAGGTATACGGAGTTCCGCCAGGAATATTTAACTCAATCTCTTTGTCGAGTTTTTCAGTTTCTTCCTTTCCTTCTTGGATCAAAGCAGTACCATTTAGTGTTATAGAACCACTAGGTCCTGCAATACTACCAAACAAACTACGTGCTTGTCCTAACATGATTTTGCATGTTGCTAGAGTATAATCTTTAAGCCACTGCTTTGCGTAGGTGTCTTGCAATAACACATAATCAGGTCTATAATTATGAGTCCTTAACAAAAGTTGTTCACCTTGCGCAAATGGCCGTTGAAGAATAGTTAAAATATGACTTGTCGGTTTCCATTTAAATTCGATGAAGCTACCGAACATACGACCTACTAATTTCTGGTATCCCGCAAACAATTCATAAGTAGCCAAACCGCCCATCATAGTGCCGCTGAGTAAGTAGGTATTTGTATATGCCAAGTTGAACGGTTCGAAAAGTGTGCCACCTGCCCCAAGTCCGCTACGCGAACCAATTGCTCTACGGAATACAGACTGTACCTCAATAACTTCATCTGGGAGCCTGTATTCATTAACGTCTTGTATCAATTCTAAAAACATATAACTTTCTTCAACAGCATTTGAGCTGCGTTGGCGAAATCTAGTTAATGCACGATCTAATGCAGTTTCATAATGAGCCGGATCTAGTTCGACGTCGATCATTCCGTCGCCTAACATTAAACGAACATAGTCAAATACTTTGTTTCGTTCGATTAAAGATGTTGATTCATTACTTGCTGGTAGACTGTCCATAATTAGTTCTCCATGTATATTTATCTTGCGATAAATATGATTATGCCTAGATTATCATTGTATAAACCTGAGAAAGGTAATAACTATAAATTTATAGATCATCATATCTCGCAAATGTTCCAAGTCGGGGGTACAGACGTATATCTTCACAAATATGTTGGACCCAAAAATCCAGATGAAGGAACAGCTGATCAACCGATATATGATGTTATTTCACCTACTAACATCCAAGACTTATTGTTTTTAGAAAATAGAGACCGTAAATATGATCCTGAAATTTACAGGATTCGTGGAATTTACAATGTTCAAAATATCGATTTTAACCTAAGTCAATTCGGTTTGTTCATTGATAATGATACAATTTATATGACCGTACATATTAATGACTTTATTAATTATATCGGTCGTAAACCTATAAGCGGCGATGTATTAGAACTGCCGCATTTACGTGATACCTTCCAATTAAGTACTGCCGATGTTGCATTACCTCGTTATTATGTTATTGAAGACGTTGGTCGTGCAAGTGAAGGATTTAGTGCTACATGGTATCCACACTTATACAGATTAAAACTTAAGAAGTTGACCAACAATCAACAATTTGCTGATATTTTAAATCAACCGACTGGTGCAGATGCTGACAAGTTTGCTGGGGATTACGATCCTACAACTACGTATTACCAAGGACAAATTATTAGATATAATGGTGAGTTGTATACTGTTACACAAACTACAACCGGCAATGCGCCTCCTAACAGCACATATTTTGAACCATACGCAGGTATTACTTTAGAAAGTGTATTAAGCACAAGAGCAAAAGAACTAGAAATTAATGATTCAGTCTTACAGCAAGCAGAAGCTGATGCAGCACTAAGTGGTTATGAAACAAGACAATTTTATACGCTTGCGGTTGATCCTATTACCGGTGAAGCATTATTGAATACTGCCGACGAAACTACCTTAGATTCTAGCAATATTTCATATTCAGTAACGGAAAATGCTGCTAGACCTAAAAAGACAGGTTACACAGGATACTTAGTAGGAGACGGATTCCCTTCAAACGGTTACGATTTTGGACATGGTATTCAATTTCCTGTTAATCCAGGACAAGATGATTATTTTTTACGTACAGACTTTATGCCAAATCGATTGTTTAGATTTGATGGTAACAGATGGCTCCGAGTAGAAGATGCTGTGCGCATGACCATGACCAATAATGATGTTAGAAAGACTCAAAAGACTAGCTTCATTAACAACAATGAGTACATTTATAATGAATCAGTTGCTGTCGATTATGTTAAGTTAACTGAAGGTGATACGTATTTTGATACTACTATTGATTTTACTGTAACTGGAACATATCTTGTATTAACTTTCGATGTAATAGAAGTAAAGAGAGTAGAAGTTGCGTATATAGTTGCAGATTATTCTGGAATTGTTGAAGATAACGACGGTAAGATTCGAGTAATGTTACCAGATCCTATTATCGAAACAGGCACATGGAGAGTAAGTATCTGCAACAACAGAGAAGCACAACGACAGAGCCTATCGAAGGCACTTAGACCAAGGGCGGATTTCTAATGCAACATTTTTATGACGGGCAAATAAGAAGATACATTACTCAAACTATTCGAGTTCTTAGCAACTTTGTAGTCAAATACGGCGACGGCACATTGGTTCGAATACCTGTAATGTATGGCGATCCTGATCGTCAGGTTGCAAACATTATTAAACAAAATTCAGAAAATGCTCTTAATGCATGTCCGAGAATAGCAGTTTACGTTACAGAGTTAGATATTGACAGAGAACGTCTTAGTGATTCGACTTATGTTGGAAAAGTACATATTAGAGAACGTGATATTGTAGACGACACATATACTACCGGCCAAGGAAGAAAT